TTCATGTTTCTCCTTGATATATTAATTAATGTCTGTATCACCCGATACAAACTTACTTCGGATTAACTTACAACGGACACCGTTTAGGTGGGCGTTGTTACTGATAGGGGTCCCATGGACAAGGTTCCAATACATAGAATACTAAAACAAGGTTCCAAATGGAAAAACGGGAGACGGAGTGTGCTGACAGAGAGATGGGAGAAGAAGTGAGCCTGATATACTGTACTTTTTTCAAATTTTTTTGCAAAATGGCATCTCATGTCGATCCTTAGAGAAAAAGACGAAGCTCATATTGTGACTGAGTCCGATCGAGCTGAGCTTCAATCTCACTTTCCATATGCTGGAATACACTTAAACGAGCTTTCGTTACAGGAAGAAAGGCTCTTGTTATTTCATTTACGTGGTATGAGTAAAGCAGCCGCCGGCCGTGCTGCGGGGTACTCTGACATCGATCGAGTGTACTCTATTTTTAAACAACAAAAATTTCAAAATGCTTTGCAGTACTTACGTAATGAGATGCGTGAAGAAATAAAGTTTGATAAAGATACAGCGACTACTATGTATTTAGAAGCGCACAGAAAAGCAGCTACCTCTACTGAAGAAAAGAATGTTGTCGATTCTTTGTGCAAGCTCCACGGCCTATTTGCACCAGACAACGCAACACAAATAAATATAAATGTAGATAAAGTCCAACAGCTAGAAAAGTTATCTGATGCTGAATTATTAAAACTCGCAGGAGAAGACCAGAACTATTTGGAGCCTGGCGATGGAGATTGATAAGCAAGAATGCTCCAAGTGTAAAGGACTGTTCCCCGATACATTAATACCGACGGACGGGATCTGTGTGTATTGCAAAGCGGATGCAGCAGAAAAAGTCGCGGCTCCACAAGAACCTATACCTCCAAAAGTTAGAAAACAACAATCTGCTCAAAAGCGAGCGGAGAAAGAACTCGCGCTCCGTATATTGTCCCGAAAGCGGTTGTTGCCTTTTGTAGAAAAATTTAATCCTGATTACCATGCAGGATGGGTACATAAGGATATATGTAAACGTCTAGAAAAATTTAGCGAACAAGTTGAGAACAAAGAGTCCCCCAGGTTGATGTTGTTTATGCCGCCTCGACATGGCAAATCTACTTTGGCTAGTATTGCGTTCCCAGCTTGGCACTTAGGTAGGCATCCTAATCATGAGTTCATTAGCTGCTCATACTCAGGATCTTTAGCTATGAACTTCTCGAGAAAGGTACGTCACTTATTAAGAGAACATGTTTATAAAAAAATTTTTGAAAATACGAAACTCGATAAAGATTCCCAGAGTGTTGAATCATGGAACACAACCACGGGCGGCGGTTACGTAGCTGCTGGAGTTGGTGGTGGTATCACGGGTAAAGGTGCAAACATTCTACTCATCGATGACCCTGTAAAGAACCGTGAAGATGCAGAGTCTGATAACAATCGCGATGCGATCTGGGATTGGTATACAAGTACGGCGTATACCCGTTTGTCACCGGGTGGTGGCATACTTGTAATTCTTACAAGATGGCACGATGACGATCTTGCAGGTAGGTTGCTGCGTGTAGCAGAAGACGGCGCGGATGAATGGGAAGTGGTTAAATATCCAGCAATCGCTGAAGTAGATGAAGAGTTCCGTGAAACTGGAGAGGCGCTCCACAAAGAGCGGTACAGTGAAGACGCACTAGATCAGATACGTAAAGCTATAGGTCCCAGAGACTGGTCGGCACTGTACCAACAGAATCCAGTATCCGATGAAGGTGATTACTTTTCTAGGGACATGGTGCGTTATTACGACTCCGAAGATATAGAATTTGATAAATTAAAATATTATTGTGCGTGGGATTTGGCTATTGGACAACGCGACAGGAACGACTATTCCGTAGGGGTGGTAGTTGGCGTAAGTGAATATGATGAAATTTTTGTGGTAGATGTTGTCAGAGGCAAGTATGATGGATTCGAGCTTGTAGAAAAAATACTAGATGTATACGAGCAGTGGAGACCTGGGATTGTAGGTATCGAGAAAGGGCATATAGAGATGGCGCTCGGTCCGTTCCTAGAAAAAAGGGTTAGAGAACGTAGGTTGTATGAAGCATACTTTAAAGATCTGAAGGTAGGCAGACGTGATAAAGAAGCAAGAGCAAGAGCTATTCAGGGTAGAATGCAACAAGGCATGGTATACTTTCCGAAAGATGCGGTTTGGACTGGTCCGTTGGTTGCAGAGTTGTTGCGTTTCCCGAATGGGGTTCATGATGACCAAGTTGATGCCCTTGCGTGGATTGGTCTTATGATGACAGAGTTCTCTACGTATTTTGAACAAGAAGAGCATATCCCTTCATGGAGAGATAGACTAAAATATATAGCTAAACCAACGAGGCGTAAAACGTCAATGAGTGCATAATGGCATACGGAAAACCGAAAAAAACATTAAGTAAGGCGGAAGAGGAGAATCTAGCTAGAAATAATTGGGAGAGGTACACTCGAGCTAGGGACGCGGGGCATGATGATTACATGGAGATCGCGCAGCAGTGTGACCAGTATTACAGAGGGCAGCAATGGGAAGCGGCTGATGTAGCAGCGTTAGATGACCAAGGTCGACCAGCTCTTACAATCAATACAATCTTACCTACAATCAATACAGTCCTGGGCGAACAAAGTACACGTAGAGCTGACATTAAGTTCAAGCCTCGTGGCAGCGGTATGCAAGAAATTGCTGATGTACTTACAAAAGTTTACATGCAGGTGGCGGACAACAACAAACTAGACTGGACTGAAGCGCAAGTGTTCGCTGATGGACTTATACAGGATCGCGGTTGGTTCGATGTACGTGTAGATTTTTCAGATAACTACAAAGGCGAAGTAAGAATAACTGCTAAAGATCCTTTAGATATTATTATTGATCCAGATGCTAAGGACTACGACCCACGTAACTGGACTGAAATTTTTGAAACTAAGTGGATGAGCTTAGATGAGATAGAAGAACAGTATAGTCAAAAAGCTGCAGATAAGTTAAGGATGATATCGGAGATGGGCACTTCTTATGGTGGAGATTCCATGGAGTATCAAGAGCAGAGGTACGGCGATACTGAAGAACATGAGTACTCTAGCAATTACGCATACAACCCAGAAGAGGCCAGAATTGTAAGGTCTGTTCGAGTAATAGAGCGTCAATACTACCAATTAAAAGACTGCATGTTTTATGTTGACCCAGTTACAGGAGATGAGCGTCAGGTTCCATACGATTGGGGTAAGAAAAAAAGAGAACAGTTCGCTGATGATTTTGGCTTACACATAGTATCTAAAAAAGTCCGGAAGGTTCGTTGGACAGTAACAGCAGACAGAGTGGTGTTATTTGATGATTGGTCTCCTTATGCACATTTCACTTTAGTACCTTACTTTCCATATTTCAGAAGAGGTAGGCCGTTTGGTATGGTGCGTAATCTAATCTCACCACAAGAACAGTTAAACAAAATTAGTTCCCAGGAGCTGCACATTGTAAACACAACTGCTAACAGCGGTTGGGTAGTTGAGTCAGGATCATTGACGGGTATGACCGCAGATGATTTGGAAGAGCATGGCGCGGAAACTGGTTTGGTGCTCGAGTATAATCGAGGTTCTAGTCCCCCCGCTAAAATCCCACCAAACCAGATTCCCACTGGTCTCGATAGATTGGGGCAAAAAGCTGCTGCTAATATAAAACAGATTAGCGGTGTATCCGATTCTATGTTGGGTACAGATGGGCCAGAGGTTTCTGGTGTAGCTATACAACAAAAACAAAATAGAGGTATCTTGATGATACAAGTGCCTTTAGATAATTTAACTAAAACTAGACAGTATCTTGCAGAAAAAATTCTACAACTTATACAACAGTACTACACAGAGGAAAGACTTATACAAATTACTGATGAGTCTGATCCGTTTAAACCTAGTATACCCGTTCCGATAAATGCTATGACCCCAGAGGGTGCTATCGTCAATGATCTTACTATAGGAGAGTATGATGTTGTGGTAGATACGATGCCCGCTAGAGATACTTTTGATGAAGTGCAGTTTGCAGAAGCAATACAGCTAAGACAAGCAGGCGTACCTATACCAGATGATATGATCGTGGAGTACTCACATTTATCCCAGAAAGCTCAGATTGCAGATCGTATCAGAAGACAACAAGGCACAGCTGAACCTACTGAACAGCAGCTGCAACTACAGCAGTTCCAACTTGAGTCTCAAATTAGAAGCACGCAACTTGAAATTGCTAAGATGGAAGCAGAAGTACAGAATTTACAGTCTCAAGCGCAACTTAATATGGCTAAAGCACAATCTGCCGAAGTCGATCCACAGTTGAAGATTGCAGAACTACAGAGTAAAATTCAAACGAAACGAGAAGAGCTCGATTTAAGGGAGAAGTTGTCCTCAATGACAAATGAAATGAGAAAGAACCAAAGTGATACATCAGCAGCGGCAAGGTTAGCCACTGCTGCTATGAAGCCAACTAATAATAGGAGTTAAATATGGCAAAAGAAACCACAACAGAAAATGCAACTGAAGATACTTTAGTTTTTGATTCTATGCCTGGTGGGGATAAAAAAGACCCACAAGGAACTGATTCATTTACAGTTGATTTAGATTTTTCAGAAGATACAACAACCGAGGATACAGATCCTGTTGCTACGGAGGAGCAAGAAGTTGAAGAAGAAACCACAGAAGAACCACAGGCTGAGAGTGAAGAAGCTCAACCAGAGGAAGTTGAGGACGAAACAGAAACAGAAACAGTGGACGAAGCAGAAAGTTCAGTTGAATCAGAACCAGAAACAGCAGACGAGGAAGCT